AGAGAAGGGGTGGGGGGTGGTTCAAATCTCTAGCGATCGGACTGAAAGACCGCGCGGGCAGTCATTTTTTCGTGTGCGCGAAAAAACATCCAGAAAGTTGAATTATGAGAGGTCGTAAACCGAAGCCCACGGTCCTGAAGCTCATCACAGGGAACCCTGGGAAGCGTCCACTCAACAAAGAGGAGCCCAAACCGGATCTATTGGATGGTCCGATCACGGCGCCCTCATGGTTCAATGAGCCGGCGAAGAGAGAATGGGATGAACAGATATCCTACCTAACGCAGAATGGAGTCATCGGGAAAAATGAGCTCTCCATTTTGACTCAATACTGCCAGCTTTATGGGGACTATGTTTCAGACGCTCAATCAAGGCGCCCGATGAACGCTGCTATCATTGCCCAGATGCGCGGCCTCCGGGCTGATCTTGGAATTGGACCTTCCGTGCGATCGAAATTTGTGAAGGGTAAAAAGTCTGAACCGGCTAACTCCTGGGAAGCCCTTAAATAATGCCCACAACCAAGAACTACGTCGCCATCGCCAAGCGATATGCCGAGGGAGTGGTCTCTGGCAGGATCGTTGCGTGCGAATGGGTGAAGAAAGCTTGCCAGCGTCAGATTGACGATTTGAAGCGATCCAAAGAGGGATGGATTTATAAGTTCGACACAAAGAAAGCCAATCGCGTCTGTGCTTTCGTTGAGGGAATGCCGCACATCAAAGGCGAATGGGCTAAGCGCCAGGCGAAGCTTACCCTAGAGCCTTGGCAGTGTTTCATTTATACAACAGTTTTCGGTTGGATTGAGACCACGTCTGGTCTCAGGCGTTTCCGAATAGCCTATAACGAGATGGGGCGCAAGAATGGCAAATCGGCCATGTCTGCTCCGGTTGGCATTTACATGCTCTGCGCCGATGGAGAAGCCGGCGCGGAGGTGTACTCGGCCGCAACCACGCGCGACCAGGCCAAGATCGTCTGGGAAGCCGCAAAGATGATGGTTGAACGCGAGCCGGGCTTGCGCTCCGCATTCGGCGTGGAAACCTCCGCGCATTCCATTCACCAGATTGGAACCGCCAGCCGTTTCCAGGCGCTGAGCGCAGAAGGCAACAGCCTGGATGGTCTCAATATCCATTGCGCCGTCATTGACGAGCTCCACGCGCATCAGACGGATAAAGTTTACAACGTCATTGAATCGTCGCGCGGATCCCGGCAGCAGCCCTTGATCTGGATCATAACGACAGCAGGCTTCGACCAAAGCGGAGTTTGCTTCCAGCAGCGTAATTACGTGACCCAGATCCTCAATGGCGTCATAAAGGACGAGACTTATTTTGGAATAATTTACACGCTCGATGCCCGGGATGACTGGCAGGATGAATCTTGTTGGATTAAGGCAAACCCGAACCTTAACGTCTCGGTCTATGCCAAAGAGATGCAGCCTGAAGCGCTGAAGGCGTCAAAATTGCCCAGCGCCCTGAACAATTTTCTCACCAAGCGTCTTTGCATGTGGGTCAATGCTGACGTTGCCTTGTTTAATTCAACGAAATGGAACTCTCTGGCGAATAGGGCGCTAAAAATCGAGGATTTCCCAACCGACCCGGCCTGGATCGGGCTGGACCTGGCGCCGCGCCATGATTTTTGCTCCCGTGTTGCCGTGATCAGGCAGGACGAAGACTATTATGTCTTCGCAAAGCATTTCCTGAGCGAAGGTGAGATAGAAGACACGAACTTTGCCAGCTATGCGGGGTGGGCGCGGGAGGGTTGGATCCAAACCAATCCCGGAAATACCACCAGTTATGACGCCATCGAAGATGATCTCCTCGAGCTCGCCGGATTACTATCCATTCAAGAGGTCGAATATGACCCATTCACCGCCAAGGAAATCCTTGACCACATGCAAGCCGAAGGCATAACCATGGTCGAGATGCGCATGACGGTGCAAAACCTGTCCGCTGCGACCAAGAAGCTCGATGCCCTGATCGCCGAGGGGAAGATCCATCACAACGGGGATCCGATCCTAACATGGATGCTCTCAAACGTGGTCGGCCATTATGACCGCAAAGACAACGTGTACCCGACCAAGGGACCTGACAAGAAGCCCATAGACGGAGCCATTGCCTTAATTATGGCGATTGCGCGCGCGATGGTGCGCGAAGACTTAGGCTTCGTCTCCCCGGAGATAATGACAATCAATGTCTAAGCAACCTGGCATTTTCAAGCGAATTGCTATGAAGGTGGGCTCCTATGCGGTCAAGTATGCTGGGGGAGTCTCTTTCGACCCGGTCTCTGCCGCATGGTATGCGCGCAACGGATATCCACAGATTGCTTCGATTCTGACGGGTGGAGCTCCCGCCTGGTCGGGAGAGACGGTAAGCACCGAAAGCGCTCTGAATCATTCCGTTGTCTGGGCCTGTAACCGTGTGATCAGTGAATCCATTGGATTCATTCCGGCCGTGCTCATGCAGGAGAAGGATGACGACGCTTATCCCGCGCGCAAGCACCCGATGTATAACGCTATGAAGTTTTCTCCCAACGAGGAAATCACGGCGCAGGGATTTACAGAGACTCTAACAAGCCATTGCGTCTTGGGGGGAAACGGTTACGCGCAAATAGTGCGGCGAAGCGGCTCGGGAATGGCGATAGGGCTCAGGATGATTTTGCCTGAAAATGTCCTGGTGACTCGAGACAACCAAAAAAGGCTCTGTTATGTGGTTAAGGGACAGAACGACCCGGACACAACCTATACCGTCCAACCGGGAAAACCTCACGATATCCTACACCTTCGCGGCCTTGGATGGGACGGGTTGCGAGGGTATTCTGTAATCACAATGGCTCGGCAGTCGATTGGCTCGGCCATCGCGGCCGAAAGAAATGTCGCGCGATTCTGGGCGCACGGCGGGCGCGCGCCCTTTATCATAAAACTCATTCAGAAATTCAAGACCAAGGAAGACGGGCAGGAGTTCAGAGAGAACCTGGAGAAAGTATCCTCCGATCCTAACAGAGCGATTATCACCGAACCGGGATGGGAATATAACTCCAAGGACGTAGGCGTATCCCCGAAAGACGCTCAGATGCTGGAATCGCGGCAATTCGGCATAGCAGAAATCTGCCGCTGGTTCTCGATAAGCCCTCACCTGGTGGGCGATCTTTCGCGCGCCACGTTCTCTAACATTGAGCAGTTATTCCTCGAATTTCTGCAAATGACGCTCAATGCCTGGATTAACCGCTGGGAGCAGGAATTCTGGCGCTGCGTGTTGACGGATGATGAAAAGAGTGCGGGATATATCCTGCGTTTTGATAGTGACGAGTTGCTCCGCGGAGACTTCCAGACCCGGATGCAAGGATATGCGTCCGCCCTGCAGAACGGACATATGAGCATCGACGAAGTACGTGCCCGCGAGAAGCGCAACAAGCTTCCGAATGGTTCTGGTTCGCATTTTCACGTCCAACTCAATATGCAGGATGTTGAGAAGATCGGAGAGGAACAGCCGGCTGCGCAGCCACCCGCAAAACTTAGGAGAATCCAATGAGCATCAAAAACAGAATCCGGATGGAGATCAAAGAGGTTTCCGAGGAGGGAGTTTTCGAAGGTCTACTTTCTCCCTATGGCAATCTCGATGCAGGTAGAGACATCGTGGAGCCTGGCGCGTATACCAAGACCTTGAAGGATCATGGGAACACCGTCCCGCTTCTCTGGCAGCACCAATCTTCTACGCCTATCGGCAAATTGGAGCTTATTGATAGAGAAGATGGATTGTGGGCCAAGGGAACCCTCGAGCTGGGTGTGGAAAAAGCCCGCGAGGCCCATACTCTCCTCAAGGCCAAGATCATCAAAGGATTGTCCATTGGTTACGAGTCCATCAAGGACGAAATCAAAGACGGAATTCGCATATTAAAAGAAGTTCGTTTGTGGGAGGGATCAGTTGTGACGTTTCCCATGAATGAACTCGCGGAAGTGACGTCCATAAAGTCAGCGTTGGACGTGATGGACTCAGACGACTATGAGAAAAAGGTTGGAGCCGCATTGAGTGCGGCATCCAAGGCGAAACTTAGAGCCGCTTGCGAGAAGATCAAAAGCGGACATGACGACATCGAGGCACTTTATGAGGATGAAGCCGGAGATTCCACTTCAGACGATAAAGCCGCCAAGAATGAAAAGTCCGAGCCGGCAGGAGACCACTCGGCAAAGGAACTTGGACCGCTCATTCAAAGCATTCGGGCGATTCTGAGATAAAAATAAAAGTCCTATTTCTGGCAAACAACTAACCCGCCGCGCGCGGGTTTTTTTATGCCCGGAGAAATGATTATGGAACTGAAGGATCAGCTGGAAGCCCTCCAGGTAGAACTGAAAAGCTACCTGGACAAGGCCAAGGAGCAACAGGAAAAGAACGGCACAATGACTGCCGATCTCACAACGAAAATTGACGCCCTGCAAAAACAGGTTGACGCCATCGATACCAAGATGGCGGAGCGCCATGTCGGCGATCCGGTAGAGACCGTCGAAGACTACCTCAAAAAGAACGAGAATGTTCAGCGCATCCTGCGCGATAAAAGCGGGAATTGCACCATTGAGCTAGAGGCCAAGCACGTCGCTCAGCTCGGGCGCAAAACCGCCATTTCAACCACAGCAGCCGGCTGGGTTACGCCTGGCGTACTGCAGAGCGATCATGACGCCGGAATTGTTCCTGACGCCCGTCAAGTTTTGACAATCCGCAACGTGCTGTCAGCCCGTCCGACCAATCTCGGATTGATCGATTTCATCAAGGTCAATGCGGCCCTGGCGAAAGCTTCCCCGCAGACCGAGGCGAGCGATAAGCACGAAAACACGGTCACGTTCACCACGGCGCAAGCCTACGTTCGGACGATTGCCACCTGGATTCCTGCTACCAAGCAAGTCTTGGATGACTTCACCGAGCTGATGGCGTTCCTGATGGATGGACTTCCCTATGCTGTCAACCTGGAAGAGGAATTGCAGCTCCTTTCGGGAGACAACACGGGGAACAACCTCAATGGCTTGATCACCCAGGGGCAGGCTTTTGATACCTCCCTGCTCGTTGCCGTTGCCGGCTACAATCGCATTGATTGTATCGGCCGCGCAGTGCAGCAGATCCTCGCCGACAAGGAAACCCCGCCGACGTTTTTTGTGGTTCATCCAAACGATTGGTGGTCGATCCGGTTGACCAAGGATTCATATGGGCGGTACATCATGGGAGATCCGCAGGAAGCGCCCGGACAGAACCTGTTCGGCCTGACTCCTGTTGTCACGTCCAACATCACCAGCGGCACGTTCCTGGTCGGCAGCGGAAACCCCGTTGCTGCACAGATCCGTGATCGCTCAGGGATGACGGTCGAGATATCTACTCAACATAGTGATTTCTTTGTAAAAAATATGATCGCCCTGAGAGCGGAAAAGAGACTGGCCTTGGTGGTCAAACGCCCAGCAAGTTTCGTCAAGGGGTCTTTTTTGACCTCACCGTCAAATTAGGGCAGGCATTAACCGAGCGCCGATAGGGTCGCACCCGAAAAACCGTTTCCTGACGGTCTTCGGCGCTCTATTTCAGGAACGCTGCAGGAGGCGTTTATGACCAAAGAAGAAAAAGTCGCATACATGATGCGATGGCGCGCAGAAAATAAAGATCGACTGCGTGAATACACTAAGCAATATAGGAAAAATAATGAATCGTATCGCCGAAGGAAACTGGAATACGGTAGGAAATATTATCACGAACGAATAAAGAATAAGCCAGAGATTAGGAAAGGAATAAACCAAGCTCAAAAGCAGAGATACCAGTCCCTATCTGAATCGGAACGCAAGGCTCTTTATCGTAAACGCGCCAAATACCTGGCTGAATATAGGAAGAAAAACAAATCCCGACTTGCCGAAGCACAAAAAGACAATTATGAAAAATACATAAAGGAGTATCGGGCCGATAATCGGCAACGGTATCGTGAAAACCCATTGCCTTATATCCGGCGAGCAAGAAAGCGCATGGCGTTTCTGGTAGGAACATACACAAAGGATGAGATCGACGCTTTGTACAGGACACAAAATAGCAAGTGCGCAGGCTGCGGTAAGTCTTTGAATCACAAATACGAAATAGATCACGTTATGCCATTAGCTTTAGATCCAACCGGAGACCGCATTGAGAATTTGCAATTGCTTTGCAGGCCGTGCAACCGGTCCAAGCACACCAAGCATCCGGATATCTGGGCAAAGAGACTTGGAAGATTATTCGTATGAGACTTATCGCACTAAGCCAGCTAACCGGCGTTTATGGCACCGTCCAGGAGAATGAGGTATTTGATTGCCCGGAGGATATTGCATTGCAACTCCTGGCAATGAACAAGGCGAGAAAGGCCGATCCACCAAGAATTATAAAAGAAACCAAGGTATTTACGCCTCCGGAGGTGGGGCCAATCGTGCCCTTTCGTGACGGCGTTGTGCCTGACTCGCAACCGAAGGGGATGGCTTCCGAAGGCAATCCAGTGCTTCCGGGATCAGACCTGGACGAACAAGGAACTGCTGATCCTCGCGGACGGCGAGGACGTTTCAGACTTGATAAGCGATGACATCCGCTATGTTCACATTGAGGAAGGTCGCACGATCGGTGAAAAGCGCAATTTTGGTAGCGGCCTTGCGCGCGGACAAATCATTGTCAGCTGGGATGATGATGATTGGTCGGCTCCTGATCGCATCCGGGATCAAGTTAGTCGCATGGAGCATTCGGGAAAGTCGATTAGCACATACCATTCGATGCTCTTCTCGGATGGAGGTCGATGGTGGAAATTCAAGGGCAGCCCGACGGCGAATCTCGGTACATCGCTTTGTTACCGGAAAGATTGGTGGGAAAACCATAAATTTTCGCCTAAGCAGGTCGGAGAAGACTCGGACTTCATCCTCGAAGCAGCCCGATGTAAGCAACACATCTCTGCCGACGCAGGCGAGCTCATGATAGCGAGCATTCACCAGACAAATACGAGCCCGAGAAGCCTATCGGGTAGCAACTGGACAAGGATCGAAAAACCGGAAGGATTGCAATGGGCCTTTCAGTAGTCATTCCAAGCAGGACAGCTGAAAATTTCCTGAAGTGTGCGGAAGCTGTCCGCAAGCATGAGCCAGGTGCCCAGATCATCCTAATCGATGACGGACTTCCTATCGATTTCTGGCCCAGGCCTGAATTGATGCCGTGCATGGGATTCCGCACCGGATTGCCTTTCAATTTTAGCCGGAACTGCAATGCAGGGATACGCCTGGCTGAGAATGATGATGTGGTTTTGTTAAACGATGATGCAATCCTGGAGACTCCGGGCGGCTTTTCCCTTATGCAACATGCGGCAAACATGCGTCAGGAATTTGGAGTGATCGCCGCCGTCACGAACAACGTGGGCAATCGAAACCAGTTTCCGCAGAACAATGGCCTGCGCGAGGATCCGCGCATGGTCTGTTTTATCTGTGTACTGATCCCGCGCAGAACGATCGACCAGGTGGGCTTGCTCGATGAGCGGTACGACTGCTATTCCCACCAGGATGATGACTACTGCTACCGCGTGCGCAAAGCGGGGATGAAGATTGGGATCCACGATGGATGCTTTGTGGATCACCTGAGTCTAAAAAGCACATTCCGGGGCAATCAGAGTTCTGCCGGCGAGCTTGGAACCGGCGCCACAATATTCAAGGAAATTCACGGTATAGACGTGGAGATCGCGTGAAACAGATCGTGATGGCATATCCCTTTGTTCCAGAATCGGCTATTACCGCCGTTGAGGGTGTGCTCCGATCACGCTTTGTCGGTCAGGGGCCTCGGGTGGATGAATTCGAGCGTAAGTTTGAGGAGAAATTTGGGCTGCAACCTGGTTCTGCGGTTGCCGTCAACTCCGGAACCGCCGCCCTCGAGCTGGCCTATGATCTGATGGAACTGGGGCCAGGCGATGAAGTGATAACAACTCCGCTCACCTGCACGGCAACGAATATTCCCCTGGTGCGCAGAGGCTGCAACATCATTTTTGCCGACATTCGCCGAGACACCCTGAATATGGACTGCGGATCTGTCGTCAAAAAGATCTCAAAGAAGACCAAGGCCATCGTGAACGTGCATCTTAACGGTGTGCAATCGGACTTTCCGGGCGCATTTCGTGTTGTGGATGACGCCGCCCAGGCGCTTGGGGTATTCCGTGGTGCGCGCTTCACCTGTAACTCATTTCAGGCGATAAAGCACATCACCACCGGAGACGGAGGCATGTTGACCTGCTCCGACGTCGATGACGCCAAGGAAGCCAGGCTGCGTAGATGGTTCGGCATAGACCGCGAACTTAAATTGGCGAACAACTGGCAGCCATTCAAGCAGCGCCAGATTCTATTCGATATCCAATATCCCGGGTACAAGTTCCAGATGAACGATGTTGCTGCGGCCATGGGATTGGCTGGCCTTGATGAATACGACTCGATCCTGGCCTCCAGGACGGCGATTTTTGAGGTTTATAAGCAAGCAGGCCTGCCGCTGGTCGATGGGCGGGTAAATAAATACGGTTTTGCCTGCCTGCTGGTTGAAAACAGGGACGAATTCTGTGCAACACTCAACTCCGCCGGCATCGAAACCAATGTCATGCAGGTCCGGAATGATCTCTATGAGATATTTCAGCCGTTTGCCTGCCCGCTGCCAAACATGGATTGGGTTGAAGAGCGGTATGTTTGCATCCCTTTGCACAATCGGATGAGTCTGGACGATGCGCGCTATGTGGCGGATGTTGCGGCGAAGGCTTACAGACCAGCGGAGGCGGCATGAAAAAGCTCATGCTGTGCGCCGGCGCGACTAAACGGGAAGGATGGATCACGCTCGACGGAGATCCGATGAATCATCCGGACATTCTGGCGACAATTCCACCACTTCCGGAGCAGGTTCTTTCGGAGAAGTGGGATGAAATCGAATGGATTCACGGAGTCGGCAGTATTTACCCCTGGGAGGCCGAGGAGGCCTTGGCCCAACTTCGACGGGCCATGGATCCGGCCGGAGTGCTTATTCTTGAACAACCGAACCTTCTCGAGGCCGCAGCCGAGATCCTCCGGGACCCATTAAAAGCCTGGTGGTTATTCGGGGACCCGCAACACCGCAGAAAACCGATGATGAACGCCTGGGCCTATACGCCGGAATCGCTCACTGATGCGCTGAAAAGGGCAGGATTTGGATCGGTGAGAATATCCGGAGCTCAATACCATGGCGCCAGCTCGCGCGATTTCAGAGCGGAGGCGCGGCCATGAAATTTGCAGTGGTTGCCGGAGGATGGCACTGGCCCTGGCATTTTTACCAGGCAATTGCCACGCAGGCGAAAGGCGTCGATCTGTTCGTCGTATCCCATCGGGATCCGGAGCTGCCGGTTGTTCAGGATGAGAAAACCGAAGATCTCAATGCCGCACCTGGCCGCCTGGGCATCATAGATCGCATGATGTATTCAGAGAGAACAACAGTCGACGGACTGCGCGGTCTGGGATGGAATTACATGGAAGCGCCAAATGTCTGCGGCGATCAGTGTTTCCTGAACCAGTGGTTGGAGAAGCACGACTTCACGCAATACGATGCAATCCTGAATTGTCACGACGATACTTACATCAGGCGCCGTGATTTGTTCGACCGTGCCGCGCAGGGAAATTGGCTGATCCTGTCAAATGGATGCAACTCGGTGGAGCCGGAGGCGTATTTCCGGGGAAGTTTCGAGTTTTGGAGCCGGGAAATGCTGGAGATTCTCGGAGGGGAGGTGGACCTGGGAGAGATCACCCTGACTAGGGAAGGCCTGACGGATTCTCCGCGCGACAGAGAGACTCTGCAAACCTGGAACGATACCGGTGTTCCGGTAAGGAACTTACTAACGCAAAAGAACCTGACAGATAGAGTGTCACACCTTTCGCCCTTTTACCGCGTGAGTCCCTGGGCGATTGAGGGAGAGAGGGGATTCATTTCGCGGCAGGCTTCTGCTCCCGAATGGAGTCTTGCGCCTGGCCTCGAGGCTTACCCGCTATGAGAGTGACCGCTGTCATTCCAAGCCGCGGCGATGCGCTGGAAGTTGTGGAGCACCTCCGGAAATACAAGGAGATCGAGGAAATCACGGTGGTTCGGTTCGGATCCGTTTTCGGCAGATATATCGGGATCGATCAGGCTAAAAGCGAAGTCATCTATACGCAGGACGATGATTGCATAACGGACGTGGCAGCTGTTCTCGCGGCCTACCAGCCCGGAGTCGTAGTGAACGCGATGACTAAGGCACACGCGGCACAATATCCGCGCGCGGCCACTCTGATTGGATTCGGCGCAATTTTTGACCGTGACCTGGTCAGGTGCCTGGATGGATGGGAGCGAGACGAACTCTTTATGCGGGAATGCGACAGAGTTTTTACGGCATTAAATCACTGCGAGACCATATTTCCCGAAATCCGAATACTCCCGCAGGCGAGCGATCCAGACCGACTGTGGAAACAGCCGACGCACAATCAATACCGCGTCGAAATAGAGCGCCGAATTTATGAGAAGACGGGGATTGCGGCATGATTGACCTCCTGTATTTGACACACAATAGGCTCCAGATGACCCGGGCGAGCCTAGCCGCACTTCTCAAGCACACGAATTGGGCAGCCGTTGATCGATTGTTGCTCTATGACGACAACTCCAATGACGGGACGCTGGAATATCTCACTGGTTTCAGTTTCCCCGTGAGGGTAGAACGGCGCTTCGGCTCTTATGGCAGTCCGGTTGCGGTAATGGTTGATTATCTCACAGGTATAGACCAGCAGGAACTGCGCACCTTTGCCAAGATCGATAATGACACAATGGTGCCCGATGGATGGCTGAATGAGTGCCTTCAGGTCTTCTCAAAGCATCCGGAGCTTGATTTACTTGGGATAGAGGCTTTCAACACCGTCGTTCCCGGGAACTATAACCGCAGTTTTTCCGACGCTCGATTCATCGGTGGAATAGGACTGATGCGCAATGAGGCATTTGTGACATTGCCTAGGCCTCGCGGAAGGTTTGGTTTCACAGCATGGCAGGAGAAGACGGCAAAGGTTCGCGCGGGATGGATCAACCCATCAATACCGGTTTTCCTCCTTGACCGGATCCCGCGTGAACCCTGGCGTTCCCTATCGCAGGAATATATTGCAAAAGGCTGGCAGCGGGATTGGGGGCCATACGGCGAAAACGATCAGAAATTGTGGTCCTGGTGGTGCGAATGATTTACGGCATGATGCGGATAAAAAATGAGTCGCGCTGGATCGAGCGAGTCCTGCGCGCCATGCTTCCCGTCTGTCAACAGGTCCTTATTTTGGATGATCATTCTACTGACCAAACGGTCGAAATTTGCCGTTCGCTTGAGGGCGTTACCATATTCGAGTCGCCTTTCGAAGGGCTTCAGGAGACCAGAGACAAGAATTGGCTCTTGGATCAGGTTGAACAGATAGCGCACCGCGGCGATTGGATTTTGGCAATCGACGGCGATGAGGAGCTAGCGCCCGGCGCATGTGATGAAATCCGCCAACTCGCAAGTAAATCAGATGGACCGGATGCCTACAAATTCCAAGTGCTGTATCTCTGGGACCGCCCAAATCAAATCCGCGTTGACCGATGGTACTCCAATTTCCGGCGTCCTTCGTTTTTCAGGTTGAATCCAGGAGCGAGATTTAGCTCTGGAAATGGGGGCGGATTCCACTGCGGTAATACAGTAGGAACCAACAATGTCGGGAATTGCAACGTAAAGCTCCTGCACTGGGGATACATGGACCGGGAGGACAGAATACGTAAATACACCTGGTACAACGCAAACGACAAACAGCCTATTCCTCGCGCAGAAGATGGCTACCGCCACATGGTAATAGGTGATCTTTTCCCAGCCGACTCAGTATTCAGATGGGCAGGCCCACTCGAATTGAGGCCATTATGAAACCTTATGGAGTTTTGGAACTGACCGCGGCGAGTCCGGCCCAGTCATTCATCGAGCCGTTGACACTGACTCAGGTCAAGACATTCCTCAGAATCACTGAAGCGAGTCCAGCCGACGAAGACGAAAATGCCATGTTAAACGCTTTCATTACTGCCGCGAGAGAGACGGCGGAAATTCACCAGGGACGCGACCTGATCGAAAAACAATACGACCTGGTTCTGGACTATTGGCCGGAGGAGGAGATAAGTCTGAGGGATCCGCTGCAGTCCGTTGAACGCATTCAATACATCGATTCAAACGGAAACATAACCGTGTTGACCGAGGGCGTTGATTATGACATTGACACCAAGCGCGGAATTGTGCGCCCGGTCTACGGCATCACATGGCCCTCATTCTCACCACTTCCATCAAGCGCGGTTCTGATCAGGTTTACGTCTGGATTTTCTCCATCATCCATGTTCTGGAGTGATGCCGGCGCGAGAGTGCTGGTGGGCATGCGCATGCTGATCGAGCAATGGTATGACGAGAGGCTCCCTATAGTAACGGGGAGTCAGCCTTATGAATTGCCCTTCGCCGTCCGAGCCCTTTTCGACTATGGCGGCCGTCTGGGAGTGCAATGATACTGCAAATCGGAAAACTAGACCGGCGCATCACCATCCAGCAGCTCACCAAGGGCGTCGGCGAAGACTACGGCGAACCGACCGAGACCTGGTCGGACTGGGTCACGGTCTGGGCGAACGTCTACAGCGGAGCTGGGCGGGAATTCGAGCAAGCACGGCAGGTCAATGCGGAGATCGATACGCAGTT